TCGTCTTGTTCGTGCCGATAGGCGTCCCCGTCTTTGACCATTTCGCGTTGTGCGTCAGCGGCGAGCGCAAAGGCAAAACCGGCGCGATCACGGTTGCTGATAAAATTGCCAGGGACAGACAGTTTCAGCAAGCGTGCATAATGCGGGCCGCTGCATTCGATCCATCGCACAATATGTTCGCTTGCGGCCATACCGTCGCGTTCGGCATTGGCGATTGCAAGGCGTGCCATATCTTTCAAACCGGCGTTATTATTTCGCCCGTCAAAATTAGCCATTGCCTTCACGACAGCAAGCAATTCGGGTGCATTGGGAATGGTCATTGGTTTTGCTCCATTGAAAGCTGTTAGAGATATTACGTTAGGGAAGGTTCGCTATATGTCAAGCGGTTTTGGCTTGAGATAGACGATTTTCCCGTGTTCCCGCCGCCAGGCAAAAGCCAATAGCGAATGCTCACGCAAAAGCCTGCTAACGCGGTGCCAGCGGGTCAATGCCCTATCACGGTGCACGGCTGGCACGTTGTACAGCAGACGCACAGATAGCCATTGATGGCTTACGGTACGCCCGCGCGGCAATCCGTCGAGCAAGGCGCGCGCCCATTGTGCCAGCTTGTTCAAATCATCCGGATTTTCCGCCGCGTTCTCGATGGCTTGTGCGATTGACCATGGCGCAGCATCGCGCGCGATATCGCCCAGGTCGTACATTCCTGCATCTATCCGCTCGCCATAGCGCTGCAATTCGGGTGGCAAATCATCACGGGAAAGCACGTAAAGCGCTTGTGCCACCGATAGAGCGTGTCCTGATTGCATCGATCGCGCAAAGGTTTCTAGGAATTCGTCCGGCGGATCCGCTTTTAGTAAATCAGCGGCATAGAGCGCGCGCAAGTGACGCATAGGGACGCCCGTTCGCTTTTGGATATCGTGCAAGCTTGGCATTAGATCAACTCCACAAAACAGGCAATTCCTCTTGCCCTAAGCTGGCGCGCGGCAAATTGTGCCACGCCCATAGAGCCTATATCCATTCCGCCGGTTAGGACATAGGGCGAATGATCGCGCCGCATATCGCCGCGCCAGGGACGAATGTCGGGCGTTACAGCCCATTGAGCGATTGGATGGTTAGCCATGCCTATCACCATTGGCCGAAATGATATATGCGCCGCGCTTGTCCGGCATACGGCGAAAATAGCGTTGAGCATCGCGCTTACGTGAAAATGTGATAGCACAAGCAAAGCCGCCAGGCGGATCAATTACGACCTTGTGACCTTTGACGGGTGCCGTATGCAACGCACGATTGCCTTCGACGTTGCGCGATTGGTGCCAGCTTGCCATTGCCTTATTCTCCCTTGCCAGCGCGAGCGCGCTTTGATTTTGCAGTTTCTCGCAGATTGACTAGCATTCCAACACCAAAGCCACGCCCGGTATATTCTCGCACAATACCGTCAACGCCCGCAATCCGCGCGCTGATTTGGTGCATTTCACGGCCGAAATAGGATTGCACACGCCATTTTTTGGTGAGATGGCAAGTGCCGATTTGTGCACCCGTCCAGATAATCAACGGATGCTGGCGACAATTGACAAGGTTTGTCCGCTCTCGTTCTTCTCTGCCGATATCACCGACATAGGCCGAAAGCTTTTCAGGCGGATTGTGCAGGATTTCCCATTGCTCGACACGCCCGCGCATTTCATTATTGCACGCCACATAATCCGGATGCTTGGCTTTGTCCGCGCTCAGACAATAACCACCGCTAGGCGTCAATTCCGAATTGCGTTCCATAAATTTGTGCGCCTTGTCGCAGATTGCGCGCTCATGGCGATAGTCCGCTTCCGTATAATCGGCCGGGATAAATTTGTGGGTCATATCAATTGCTCCATTGAAAGCTTTAATGTCATTCATCGATATACGATATAAACATAATGGTGCATGAGCGATAGGGGCGAAATTCGATCATATCTCCATAATCATGAACAATTCCACGAACACCGGTTAAACCCATTTCAGCTTTTGCTTTACGCATCAATTCGCGACGTGCGATTTTGTTTGCGTGCTGAAAATTTGACGAACCGTCATAGCCGTAATGCGTCAATTCCGGCATATCAACGCGCGCGCGTCGCACCCAGGAATAATTAGCCTCACCCGCAAAGGTATCAGTATATTCGACGCTATAAGAATTTGACATTTTGTGCGCTCCATTGAAAGCTAGGTTTGAATGAAAAGTGATAACTTGCGTCACATTCTAATCCACCGTCTATGCGTGTCAAGCGGGAATTTTGTGCGCTGGCATATTTTTGACGCCCGGTTTTGCGAGACTTGGACAGAAAGTAGTTAATTCGATCACTTTCTGGCCCGCATACGCGACGCGCGCGCACGGTGTTGCGTTCGCTACGTCTCCGCGCCTTCCGGCGCTCCGCTCCGCTCACTCCAATGCACGCAATCGAGACAATGAAAAAATTTTCAATCCCGCTCAATTTTCCAAAATCCGAAAATCAGCCTCAAGCCTTTTCCTGGGCGCGCTGGCATTCGGACTCCACCCACGCCCGGATAATTCTTTTCCGCGCCTCAATCGCCCGGATCCGGATAAATTCTCGCGCTTTCGCGTTCCGGTACCGCTGCAAATCATTCAAGCCCTGGTCAATCATTGTCATCGCTCCAAATCGCCTTGCGTGACGTGATATATGCACCATAGGCATTATCGGCCTTGTCTTGGTACCGGCTGGCACCGCTCGACGTCTTGAACGTCCGGACCTTGCCAGTTGCCTTGTGCGTTACCTGATATCCGACAATCTTTGCCATTGCCTCAATACCTATCTTTGAAAACAGCGTTAGGGAAAACCTTGGCCAGTGCTGTTTTGATATGTGAATCGTGACAATCCGGAATTCCGGGCAAATCTTTCGCGGTGTTGCCGTAGCAGATATCGGTAATCCCCGCGCAGTGCGCGATATGCCAAGCATCGCCACCGGTTAGCACGTCAAGGCATGTGCGAGGCTTTCCATCCTTGAACCTTGATCCATCCGCCAGCCACGCGCCAGCCAGAGCCTTGAAATTTTCGATATGATCTAAACCAATCTTTGCCATTGCCTCAGTCTCCAAACCTTATGCATCTTCCCTAACGTCAAGGTGTTACCATCCGGTTAACGGGACCGTCAAATTAAATCTGTCGCAACGTCACATATTGCATTGACATTCACCAAATCACTTGCCATAATGTAAGCATGATAGAGAGGATATGACGCTATGATAGATCGCAAGGGGAGAAGGGAAAAAGCGCCAGGCCCGAAAATAAAAAGGGGCGGGGTACCCTTCGAGCGGTTGCCGGTGGACCGGTTCTAGGCACCGTACAAAATACACCCAATTTTCCCAGCCGCTACCGTTACGTAAGATCCACCTTCGATCACTCCCCGACCCGGCCCAGCCACCTTTCCATCTTCCAAATTCATCCAAACCCTGCTAATACTCCTCGGCCGGTCCCAATTTTCCCAGTCATCCCACGGCACCCCACCGGTCCCAATTTGCCAACCATTCCCAACCGTCCCAAAAAGGAACACACTATGGGCAACCTTCAAGAAGACAAATCCCGCAAAACCGAAGCCTTCCGCATCACCAACACGGTCATGGACGCACTGGCCATCGAGCGATCCCCGGAGCGGACCCCGACCCGGCTTGCCATTGGCCTCGCACTGATCCGCTTTGGCATCCGACTGCTGAACAAAATCATTTGACAGCAACCCCGGCCGGTGCCATTGAACCCCGGCCTTTCAGGCATCCTCTCCTATACTACCCCGGCCTGGTTCGTCCGCGCCGGGGTTCTTTTTGCCCGTTGACAATAGCAACACGATGCGTCATTAAACTCCTGGTCAATCACGGCCTTGGAGAACACGACAATGACTTTCGACCCTGAAGCCGTAGGCGCACAAATCCGCGCCGCTCACGAAAGGCAGAAAATCGATCTTGAAGCGGGAAGTGCTGCGATGCGCGTAAGCGCGGACGGCTTCTATACGCTTGCACGTCCACTTGGCGTAATGGATGAAAATATCCAGGAACTCGAAGCCCTCGCCGACAGTCTCAGGCAGGAAATCAACCGCTTGACGTCCTTCAACAAGCGCATGTTCGGTCCGACACCCGAACGCGACGAAATAGGGGAACAGTGCGAAATACCTCCCGGTGCCGTCCATCAAATGTACGGCAAGATTGCGATTTTGCACCGCCTTGCCGGGGAACTGAATACCCAAGTCAACCGCATCGACGCCATCGCCTGAAGGAAACGACCATGGAGAAGATCGAAAAATTGCAGGCGACGGGCAAGCGGTTGCTCGATCTTCGCCAGAAACTCGCCGCGCGATCCGGCATGGCTGGCTTCGAAAAGAACTGCGAGGAATTGCGTGCCGAAATCGCCAGGCTGGAAGGGCAGGCCAATGACGATTGAACAGATGGTGGCAAAGCTGCGCGGACCGATCGCTAAGCTTTGCGAAAATGACGTTCACCAAGCCGCTGACCTCATAGAGCAGCAGGCGGCGGAGATTGCGCGGAAGGATGCGGCGCTAACGGCAATAGCCGACGATCCATATCCATTCGGGCAACGTGTTCAAGCGTTCAAGCGCACCGCCCGCCAAGCACTAGGAGATCACATGGAAGGGCAGGACAATGATGCTTGAAGTCGGGCCGCAGTTGGTCGAAGTCATAAACGTGCTGCTTATCCTGCTTTTCTTCTGGATTGTATTGGGGCAAAAATGACCGGTGAATTTCTGCGCGTCCTTCGCAAGATGGACAAAACCGGGATCACGCATCGCGACGTACTGATCCTCTACGTCATCATCAACCGGCCGGGGATCTGCGGCCAGGACATTACCGAAATCCTAGGGTACGGCTACCGGTCCAATGTCGTCAAGGGCATCGCCCGGCTGCTGAAATACGGCTTCATTGAAGACCGCCGCGACGTGACCGGCAACGCCCGTATGCAGATCCTCCACGTCCGCCCGGCCGGGACCGAATTTTTCAATTCCCTCAAGTTTTGGGAAAAATCCAATGAGCACGATTGAAGGGATCCTTGCCGCGCTCGGCCTCGCCACCCTGGTCTATTGGATCGTCGCGGCAATCGTGATCGCGATCTATGCGAGGAATAGCCGATGAACAGGGAAACGGGCGGATTGGTCGGGGTCCGCAAATCTTCCGCGAAGCTGGGCGACGACACGACCCTTTCCCGCTTTGTGAAAATCACCGGCACGGCCGATCCCAAGATACGCCACAAGCGCCGCCAACCGAAACTCCCCGGCATGGAAGCCGACTGGATCCAGGACGGCCGGACGAAATTCCCGAAGTCGGTCAAGGATCCCCATGCGGTGGCCTCGATCCTCAAATCCGGTCACAACAACGTCAAGATTGGGCGCGACGTGCGCAAGGGCAAGCTGAAGGGGTATTGGATCTATACCCTGTCCCTGGAAGAACGCGCGACGTGTCCGGCGTCATGCCAGCACTGGCAATCGTGCTACGGCAACAACATGCCATTTGCACAGCGCATCGATCATACTGCCCTTGGCTTCCTGCGTAAGCTGGATAAAGAAATCGAAAACCTGTGCCGCACCAAGAAAGGCGTCCTGATCCGACTGCACGCGCTCGGCGATTTTTATTCGACTGATTATGTCCTGTTTTGGAAAGAGCAATTGAACCGACACACCAACCTTGCCGTGTTCGGCTACACCGCTCACGACATGCTTAGCGATATCGGCTATGGCGTATTTCGGCTTGGGGAAATCTATCACAATCGCTGCTTTATCCGCTTCTCGAACGGCGGCAAGGAACGCAATTGCACCGTCACAATCGGCGAACCGTCATCGCGGCCCGCAAACGCCTTTATCTGTCCTGAACAAACTGGTAAGGCTTCGTGCTGTGCGACGTGCGCTGTGTGTTGGTCAACTCGCAAGAACGTCGCATTTCTTGAGCACTGAGGAAGGACGGACCGATGAAGGGAATGAAGGGTATGAAGGGCAGCTATGGAGGCAAGTCCGGCAAGATGGACGGCTCCAAGATGGCCAAAGGCAAGATGAAGGGCGACATGGGCAGTAAGCCCGTGGGCGGCGTCAAGAAGGCCAACGGCAAGCGAGGCTGCTGACATGAGTGGGGACGATGACAAGATCAGTAGCCTTGCCGTGGCACGTTTCAACCGGGACCGCCGGACAGAAGCCCATGATCCCGTAACCGCGCTTGACGCGGCCAAGGAATGGATCGCCGAGTGCGAGGAAAAGCCGGATCATGTCATCGTCCTTGTCGGCCGCACCACAAAGGACGGTGCATCGGCCACCCGGTATTTCCAGGCTGGACAATACAAATTTCATGCTCAATACGGGCTTGTGATGGTAGGCGGAAACATGATCCTCCAAGACGGCCGGGACGATGACTGACGAAACCAAGGAACCTACCGACGTCCTGATTCCGACCCAGGCGGTCGCGCGCCTGCCGATGATTTCGGCAGAACAATATCAGCACGTCGGCCGCTTCGCCGGTGCCCTGGTCATGTCCTGTTTCGAGCAGATGGGCGGCCTCGGCCGCATGGTGGCTTGGGCAGACGGCAACCCGACCGATTTTTATACCAAACTTTTTCCCAAGATGATTTCCCGCAGCCAACAGGTTGACGTCAGCGGTACACTGACCATTGACGATGCAATCTCGCGGCTCGAAAACCAGTCGCATGTCATCGACGCCGAATTTTCGGAAATGACTTACGATCTTTGAAACCGCCAGCGAAGGAGAACGCGCACATGGCACGAAATTTTGCAGAGGAAGAAAGGCGGGAACTCGTTGACCGTCTCGAAGGCTGGTCCCGCCGACTGAAACAGGATCACAGCCTGCCGTGGATCGGCATGGGCTTCATCAAGGATCTTGATCTTGCTATCGAGCACATGGGCGGCACAGTCCCGGCCGCGATTGAAACTCCCCAGCAGCCCAAGCCCGAACTGGAATTCGACCTATGACCCCGGCACCGAACAAGACCCGCGCACGGCGCGAGGCATCCAAGAACCTCGGCATTGCCATGCAATATCGGCTCAAGAACCTGAAGGACGCTCAAGGCGACGAGGCGATTGCCGCCGCCTCCATCGAACTAGGCGTGCTGTTCAACGATAACGTCGAATTTATCGTATGGGTGCTCAAGGAATATGGCGGCGTCGAGCAAATGCCGTTCCAGCCGGGCACTCAGCGACCGGCCAACGAAATCGTCGATGAAGAACTGCCCACAACCCCTTCGATCCTGACGGCGTAACATGGATTTTCAAGCCATTGCGGCTGCGGCCGGTATCTCTATTGATGAAGTCCGCACGCGATGGCTTGTCTTGCGTGTCGCGCGCTGGAAAGCCGATTTTAGACTGTTCGCGCGCGAGGCGGTCCGGATCCGCACCAAGTCCGGCGACCTTGAACCGTTGACACTCAACGAAGCGCAAACCCTGTTGCACAACGCAGCCGAAGAACAACTGGCTGAAGAACAATGGGTGCGCCTGGCGGGCCTGAAAGGGCGACGTCAGGGATTTTCCACCTACGTTGCCGCGCGCGGGTATTGGAAAGCCACTCTATGGGACCGCCAGAGGATCTATATCCTCTCGCACGAAATGGCGTCATCGAACGCGCTTTTCGATATGGTCGATCTGATGCAGCAGAAACATCCGTTTCCGCCTCAAGTCGGTACCGACAACGCCAAGGAACTGGAATTCGTCAAGCGCGGATCCTCATACCAAGTTGCGACGGCTGGGCAGAAGGCAGGCGGGCGCGGCGGCGCTATTACCTATTTCCACGGCTCCGAAGCCGCATGGTGGACCAACGCCGCTGACCATTTCGCCGCGTCCGTGCAGGCGGTGGACGAAGTGCGCGGCCAGTGGGGTTTGCTCTGGCGCGAGCCTGTCGATCCGCTTCCTTTCGAGAAAGGTCATGGAGAAATTTACGGATGGGTAAAACCGCCTTCAGAAATCTGGCTCGAAACAACTTCCGCCGGGCCGGTCGGCGAATTTTACAAGCGCTACAAGGACGCCATGCGGCGCACCGGCCGTTACCGCGCCGTTTTTGTGCCGTGGACCGTCCAGAGCGAATATAACCAGCCGGGCGAATTCATTCCGCTTGAGGAGTCCGAGGAAGACGGAGAACTGAGCGAGCGCGAATATCAGGAATTGCACAATCTTACGGATGCGCAAATGCTCTGGCGGCGTTCCAAGATCCAGGAATTGGGAAGCCTTGGAAAATTCCGGCAGGAATATCCAATCGACGTCACGGAAGCATTTGCAGCCGCGAACATCGAAGGCGTGTTCATTGCGCCGCCGCTGGTGCTGCGCGCTCGCAAGCGCTCGATTGCGCATCCCGACGCGCCGTTGATTATCGGCGTCGATCCGGCAGGCGCGGGCGGCGACCGTTTTGCGGTGGCGTTCCGGCGCGGCGACCAGATCATCAAAATCACGCACCGCAACAAGCTTGAGCACGACGAAGCGGTGGCGTGGCTTTCCTCGATCATCGACGAGTGGAAGCCCAATCGCATGAACATCGACCGCGGATCCATGGGTCATGCAATCGTGACGTCGCTACGCAACCAGTCCAGGCGCTATGCCGATATCGTCAGAGGCATAGACTTTGGCGGCACGTCGCGACACAAGCAGGCGACACCGAACCGGGCCGGACCATGGAACCGTCGCGCGGAAATGTACGGCGATTTCAGGCAATGGCTGGTCGATGGCGGGTGCATCCCCGACGATGACGATCTTGCATCCGATATCAGCGGCCCGCTTCAGAAATGGCGGGCCAACAACGACTGGTTGCTGGAAAGCAAGGTTGAAATGAAGGCGCGCGGCCTTCGTTCGTCCGACTTGTCGGATGCGTGCGTCTTGACTTTCGCCACCCGAGAATGGTTCGACGAGTGGTCCAAGCCCGAAACACCGAAGGGCTGGGGCGCTGGATCGAGCGAAAACGACATGATGGGGCACAACGGCGGTCCGGCGCTGGACAGCGACGATTTTTGGGGATATTCCAGTCCGAATTCATGGATGGGTTAATCAGGGGTTTGGATCATGGTCGGCATCCGCGACAATCTGGCGCGTCAGGAAAACGATATCCAGCGCACGCGCGTCAAGACCCCGAAGGGTTTTGACAGCGAAAGCGCATTCCTTGAGGACATGCGCAAGAAGTACGAGTGGGGCTATTCGTTCAACGAACACAATGTCATCGCCGGGAAGGACGACGCGAAATTCGTCATTGGCAGGCAATGGGATCCCGTGGTCGAGCAGCGCCGCATCCAGTTGAACAAGCCCGTCCTGACGTTCAACCGGCTGGTGGCTTTCGTCGCACAGATCGTCGGCAACCGCTTGATGAACGAAACTGAAATCCGCGTGCACCCTGACAAGCAGGGAACCAAGGAAATCGCGGAAATCCGTGAAGGTATCATTCGCTCGATCTTCAAGAATTCGCACGCGGATTTTGCACGTGATGAAGCTGCCAAATATCAGGTTGTCGGCGGCGAAGGCTTTTTCTCGCTGGCGCTGGAATATACCAGCGACGACGTATTCGAGCAGGATATCAAGCTGAACGCTGTTGCGGATCCTTATGCGGCAGTGCTTGATCCTCTTTCCGTCGAACCGACCGGCGCAGATGCGCAGTGGGGCTTTATCGGCGACGATATCCCGCACCAGGAATTCAAGAACCGCTGGCCGTGGGCGGCGGAAGTGTCGTTTCTCGGCGAAGGGCGATGGAACAGCAGCGGCTTTTGGCTTCAGGAAGACACCGTGCGCGTTGTGTCGTACTGGCGCATGGTCACGGAAGGCTTCAAGGTGCTCGCGCTCTATCGTGACGGGACGGTGCACGACGTCACCGAAATGGAGGAATTCGAGTACATCAATTTCGTCGAAACCTATTCGGACGGATCGCCCTATGTTCGCGAAGTACCCAATCGCTTCGCGCGCATGTACCTGTGCTCTGGCAATGCGATCCTTGAAGGTCCATTCGACTATCCGATTTCCTCCCTGCCGATTTACCGCGTCCCTGGCTGGGAATTGAACGACGGTGAGCGCATCCATCGCTGGGGGCTTATCCGCTTCCTGAAGGATCCGCAGCGCCTCTACAATTATTGGCGCTCGACCGTCGCCGAGCAGCTTGTTGCCGCGCCGCGCAACAAATGGCTGACGACGCCGCAAGCCGTGAAGGGGCATGAAGCCAAATGGCGGCGCGCTCCGTCCAGTGACGATCCGTTCCTGTATTACAACGACGGTGAGCAGCCGCCGACGCACGTACCGCCGCCCGGCATCGACGCCGCGCTGGTCAACGAAGCAGGCATGACGTCGCAAGATCTGAAGGATATCTCGAATATCCACGAAGCTGCCTTGGGTATGCCTTCCAACGAAGTCTCGAAGGTTGCAATCCAGCAGCGACAGATGGTTTCGGACGTCGGATCCTTCATCTACGTTGACCGCCGCCGCATGGCCGACGAGCGTGCGGCGAAGAACATCAACGAACTGATTCCGTTCATTTACGATACGCAACGGACGATCACGATCATCGGCCGCGACAATCGCCGACTGCTGACTGTCATCAACGACCCGTCGCAGCCGAATTCCGACGTGACCATGGGCCGCTACGGCGTCACCGTGTCGGTCGGACCGTCGAGCGAAACCAAGCGCACGCTCGCGGCCGAACAGATGATGTCGTTTGTCAACGCCGTACCGCAGTCGGCCGAGAAGGTCATGGATCTGGTCGCAGAAGCGCAAGATTGGCCGAAGGCTGAAGAATTCGCCCGCCGCTTCCGCATGGCCTTGCCGCCTGGCATGATCCCTGAGGATGAAATGACGCCGGAAATGCAGCAGGCACAGGCGCAGGCGCAGCAGATGGCGGCGATGCAGGCCGAAATCGAGCAAGCCCGTGCTCAGGCCGATATCGCATCCAAGCAGGCAAAAGCTGCGAACGATGAAGCCCGCGCACGCCTTGCCGAAGCGCAGGCGTACAAGGCGATTGCCGACGCTCAATCGCGGATCAAGGAAGTGGACAGCAAAGCGGACGAACGCGAATTTTCCCAGGTCATGCAGATGCTCGACCAGGAAAACAGCCTGGCAAGCGAAGATAGGGATTTCGACTTGCGCCAACAGGAACGAATGATCCCTGCGAGTGGAGAACAGAGCAATGAAGAAATTTAACCCCGTCCTGCAAGGTCTGCGGCTGACGGCAAGCGAAATCGCTATGGGCCGCGTCATGCGTGCACCCGACCATCCGGCCGACGCAGAATTCGAAGCCTTTGTGGCTGCTGGCGAAGTCGAAGTGGGAAAAAGCGATGCGGAACCCGCCCAGGATCCCAAGCCCGGCAAGTCTGCCGGAAAGCAAGCGCCTGCTGCGCCGGATGCACCGAACGAGGATCCGGCAGACGAGACGGAAGAACCGGATGACACCGGAAGCGAGGAAGGCGGCGAGGACGGCGGCGAAGAAGGCGAGGAAACTCCGGAAACGGAACGCAAGAAAGCCCGCGAAAACCAGATCAACCGACTGAAGCGCGAGCGCCGCGAAGCGCAGGAAAAAGCGCGCCAGTTGGAATTGCAAAACGCTGCGACGACGGCGCGACTGGACGCGCTCGAAAAACTCTTGCAGACGGGTGCAGGCGATGATAAATCCCCTGTTGAGGACACCGGACCGGATCACACCGACGCCGACAAATATCCTCTCGGGCACTTGGACCCGGCCTATACTGAGGACAAGCTGCAATGGCTTGCACAGAAGGCCGCGAAGGAACAAGCCGATGCGGCCCTGCACCGTCAGCAGGAAATCGAGACACGTCAGCAGCAGGAAGCAGCGCAAGCGGAACTGCTGCAAAAGGTCGATGATCTTTCAACGCGCGGATCCGAAATCTTCGACGATTTCCAGGAAAAAGTCGTGGATGCGGGCCTGAAGGGAGAATGGGATCTGTCCCAAACGACTTTCGAGGCAGCGGCGGATGCAGAAAACGGCGTCCAGATCCTTTACGATCTGGCTTCGAACAAGGCAGAAGCCACCCGCGTTGCCAAGCTTTCACCTTTCCAGCAATTGAAATATGTTGCTGAGAAGGACGCGGAAATCACTGCTGCCAAGAGTGGCAGGAAGATCCCGAAGGCGAGCGCACCGCCGAGCAATCTCCCCAAGGGAGCAAATTCGCGGGTGTCGATCAATCCGGCCACCGACAATCTCGACGATTTCGAAAAGCTTTGGGAAGCAGACGCCCGCAAGGGCAGACGTTAATCGCCGGACCGGGGTATTCCCGATCCAAATCTAAGAGAAGGGAATACCCCGATGGGTGCAGTTACCGCAGAACAGCAAAAGTTGGTTCTCAACGCCTTTGCCATGACGCTTCAGAACAACTTGGTGACTGCCAATGCCGTCACCTGGAATGAGTACGATGGCGAAATGGACGACCGCAACGGTCTTCAGGTTCTCGAACAGGTCACGCCGCGCTATCGGATCACGCGCACTGAAAACGGCGTCAAGGATCTGACCGGCGGCACCGATGGTACCGTTTTCGGTTCGGAACTGTTCGAAGTCACCGGCACGTTCAATGCCAACATGGGCTGGGGCGATTTCGTCAAGATCAAGACCGTGGGCGATGCTCGCGAAAGCAAGGCACTGCTGGGCGCAGCAACTTCGCTGGCCGAGCAGATCGACGCCTATATTCTCGGTATCTCGACCCTGTGCACCGCCGACTGGCTGGGCGATGGATCGACGTCGATTGACGAGTGGATGGACGCTGCTGCGGCCTATGCACGCCTGAAGGAAAACGGTGTTGGCGACAACGATCTTTCCTATATCATGAACCACACCGACGAAATGAAGCTGGGTGACCAGGTTGTGAAGCTGCCCGCTCCGGACGGCCTTTCGACCACCACTTTCCGCCGTGGCTTCAGCGGCGAAGTTTCGGGCATCCGGACGATGTTCACCAACCAGCTTCCCGTCCTGACGACTGGCACCCGTGCGGTCACGGCGGAAGCCGCGATCAATGGAGCCAACCAGAACGTGAACTATGCCGACGTCGCCAAGGCTGGCAACGTCAACGGCCGTCGCATGACGCAATCGCTGGTGCTCGACGGCGCAGGCGTCAAGACCTACAAGGCCGGTGAAGTGTTCACCATCCCCGGCGTGTTCGCCTATGACAACCGCAAGCAGGCACCGGTTTCCCCGGCCCGCCTTCAGCAGTTTACGGTTGTCGCCGACGCGACCGCCGTTGCTGGTGCCGTAACCCTGACCATTTTCCCGGCCATCATCGTGCCTGGATCTGGCGTGGGCGACAACATCAACATCAACACCGCACATGCGACCGTGACGGCCGCACCGGCGGATAACGCAGTGCTCACCTTCTTGGGCAACCCGAGCACGACGCTTTCGCCGCGTCTGCTGATCCAGAAGGAAGCCATCGTGGTCAACACGGTGCCGCTGATCCTTCCGGCTTCGGACACGTCGATGCGCCGCCGCCTCTCGCGTATCCCTCTGACGGTCCGCATGTGGCAGCACAGCGACTTCTACACCGGCGCGCATGGCGTCCGGTTCGACGTCGCCATCAACGCGAATATCCGCGAGCGTATGCGCGCCGCACGCTTCAACGGAAGCTAATCAGCCTCCGCTTTGTTCTCCAAGCGGAAGTCGATAAGCCCGCTCCGCTTCCCTGCGGGGCGGGCTTTTTCAACGGATAGGAATTTTCGATGAACGTCCAAGAGCGCTATACTCCCCAATTGTTGGGTGTGAATGCGACCTACGCGATCCGGGGCGCAAGCCTGGGTGGCTTCCTCGCCAAGACTTCGGGAACGCTGACCATCGTTACGTCTTCGGGCGCAACACTGGTTGACGCGGTACCTGTGACCGGTGGGATCTATCTGCCGCTTCCGTTTGCCCTGCCGTCGAGCGAGGGCGCAGTTGTGACCTTGGGCGGCGGCGCGAGCGGCACACTGGCGGTCTGACATGATCCCGACTTGGATGCAGCAATTCGCACGGGGGGCGCTGACGCTCTGGATCCTGACGACAGGTTTCTGGAACGACGGCGGCGTGTGGCAAGACGGCGAAATTTGGAGGGATTGACATGGCTTGGGTTGATATCGCGAACGGCGAAAGCGGCGCATCGGTCCGCGCAAAATTGAACGCGCTGGGCAACGGTCCAGGTAACGGGCTTTTCGAAAACGGCACCGCCGCATTACCTGGCGTTGGCTTTGCCAGTAATCCGGGTATGGGCCTGTTTCGCGTTAGCGCCAATGTTATGGCTATCGCGACCAATAGCACCTTTGCTATTCTCATCAGCGAAACGCAGAATATCGGAATTAGCGAGGATGATGTCGCCACGAAACTTGACGTTCGCGGCGACTTTCGCGCACGAACGGCGCTTGGTGCACAAATCTATCTTAGCGATTTGGGTTTCAGTGGATCTTTCGCTTTGCGCGGTCCGGGCATTGGCGCGGTTGACAATGTTAGTCTCGTAAAAGGCGATTTGGGCATTTTTGTCTATAATGACGTGAATGCACGACTTTTGCGGTACGTGTATCAGCACAATGGCGTTTTGCGCCCCGCCGCCGACAACACGCAGGATCTGGGTACGGCGTCCTTCCGCATGGGAGTCATTTACGCGGGTACCGGCACCATCAACACGTCGGACGAACGCGAAAAGATCTGGCTGCGCCCGCTCAACGAAGCCGAATTGCGCGCCGCGCGCCGGATCATAGGCGAAATCGGGATTTTTCAATGGATCGCATCTGTTGAGGAAAAAGGACCGAATGAAGCCAGGCTTCATACCGGCGTCCGTGCGCAGCGTGTATTCTCGATCCTGACCGAAGAAGGTCTGGATTGGCGGCGATATGCTTGGTGCTGCTTCGACGAATGGGACGACATGCTGGAAAATGTCATGGCCGAAGTCCCGGTGAAAAAGATCCGGCAGCAACTCATGCCAAGCGCAACACTGGTTGATCCTGTAACCGGCGGTCCCGCCATGGTACTCCAAGACGTCGAGTACGAAGAATTGGAGTGGCAACCGACCGGCGAAACCCGTATCGTCAACCCGGCGGGCAACCGCTATGGTATTCGCCCCGATCAACTGACGCTCTGGTTGGTCGCGGCACAAGAGCAGCGCCTTGCTGCATTGGAAGCGTGAGGAAGGAAGACGAAATGAAGGACAGTTGGCCCGCATGGTATTACGGACCCGGTAACGCTTCGGCGGTTTTCAATACTGCCGGGGAAGTACCCAAGGGATGGGAGGATCATCCGTCGAAAGTCGGCAACACGGCAGCACAGGCACCGGCAGCACAGGCACCGGCAGCACAGGCACCGGCAGCACAGACCGCGAGCGCTGAGCAGATCGACGCGCATGGGCACCCCTGGTCGGCCGAACTGCACGCATCGACCAAGACACTGACCAAGGACGGCCTTTGGCGCATGAAGGTCGGGGTCAAGCGTCCGGATCCGCTGCCGGGCTTCCCCAAGGCGTTTGATCTGTAATCAGAAGGGAAATTTCCGTGACCTTGGTTTCTTCAATTCTTGTCGATGGCTACCGCGAAACCAACATGGTTGCGCTGGGCCGCGCATTGAACACGAACCAGGTCACGGAAGCCCTGCGGCTGCTGAACCAGATTTTTTCCTCGATTTACGGATTTGACGCAGGCGAAGCCTTGGGCGATTGGCCTTTGGGAAACTTCGGCCGCGAAAATCCGCAATATACTCAGGAATATTTCACTGAACAGCAGATCGACCGGCCGAACATCAACAAGCGCCTGATCGCAGTCAACGAGCAGCCGCGCACGGTGTACTTCACCCCGTTTCCTCAAGACGGCTCGCGCATGGCGATTATCGATCCCTACAGCCGTCTTTCGGCCTTCCCTGTGACGATTAATGCGAACGGTCGCACTATCGAAGGGACCGAGCAGATCTTGATCGATACGGACGGCACGTCGCGTCAATGGTTCTATAGGGCAGATACCGGCAACTGGACGCGGATTTCCGACGTCGCAGACACGGACGAAATGCCGTTTCCGCCCGAATACGATATCATGTTCATCATCCTCTTGGCGCTGCGCCTGTCACCGCGCTACGGCCGGACAATGCCCGCTGAGTCTGCAACCGTGCTTCAGCAGAAGCGCCAGGAATTTGTCGCACGCTATCTGCAATCGCAGCCGCTCGAAATCGACGACAGCATTTCTTGGCCGTTCCTTTCGCAGCAGTCTTACGACACGCAACGGCAATTCACGACAACCCAGCGAGACTTCAACTCCGGATTTTGGAGGCCCGTATGAAAATCCCGCTGGGGCGTGGCGACTATTTCCGCTCCATTGCCAAAGAAGCGCGGATCCGCACGGTAAACCGGTTTTTTGAAAGCAACCCGGTACTGACGCAGGATCCGAATGTGTCCATGATCGCGCGCCCTGGCCTGCGGCGGTTCATGACCGTAGGCAGCGGCCCTATCAATGGCATGTATTCGCAACCGGGAAGCTTTCTCGACGCGCTGTTCGTCTTGAGCGATCAGGATCTCTACCGCGTCGAGCGTGACGGATCGAGCACACTAATTCAAGCCGCCGTCATTGCGCCAAAAATCACGTCGCCTTTAATCGCGGTCGCAACAGGTACCATTGGCGAGACGCCGGAATATCTGTTCTTCACGCGCGGCAGCACGCTTTACCTGTACCTTCAAAACGGGTACGCGCTGGGCACTCTCACAGGCACGCCCGCCAATAGCGATGTTGTGCGGCTGGGGGACGTCTATTACCAGTTTACCAGCGGCAGCGTTAATGCAGGCACACCGGCGGGAACGCTCGCAAACCCCTGGCTGGTGGCCTTGGGAGTGTCGTCGCTCGACGCATTTCAGAATTTGCGCGAGGCCACCACCGGGTTAGGGGTGCCCGGTACGACCTATTCCACGTTGCTTGTCGCAAATCCGGCCGCGCAAGGCGTGGCGGCGACCGGCGGGGAATTGAGGGTTCGCGCAAACGCAGCAGGGGCAGCAGGCAACGCAATCGTCACGACTGAAACCGGCGCGGCGCTCGCATGGGGCGCGGGCACGCTGGCGGGTGGCGGCGGGCCGACTGTTTCACCTGTCCAAACCCCTGACGATGTGGGCGTTATTGGTTTGGGCTATATCGGCGGTTATGTGATCGTCGCTATAGCGCAGGGGGAAGGCGTCAATGGCCGTTTCTACTGGATCGAACCAGGCGAAACGGTCATTGACCCTTTGAACTTTGCGACTGCCGAGCGCTCGCCGGATCCGATTTCCGGGGTTGTGGTTTTCAGCGATCAATTCTGGTTGCCAGGCGTCAACACAACTGAAGTCTGGTATCTGACCGGCAACGCAGATGCGCCGGTGCTCAGGCTCCAAGGCATCACATTCGACGAAGGCACGGTGCCCGGCACCGCAACCAAGGTCAAGGACAGCATGATTATCGTCGATAGCGACGGCGGCGTTTTTGAGGTAAAGGCGGGAAGCATCGAACCGATTGCGCCGCCGGACATTCAGGAACGTATCAGGCTGGCGGTGCAGCGGCAAAATTCAGGCGTTTGAGGAATTCGGCATGACCATCGAATTTATGGACAATTTCAGTGCCTACGGTATCGGCGGTGAAGCGCGGATGCTCAACGGTGTTTATGCGCAGATCGGGATCGGAACGGCAATCGCAGCCGACCCGAGCGGTGTAGCGGGCTTGACCCTGCTTAGCCCCGCCTTGGGGGATATCACTTTTCGCCGGGTGCTGGGCGGAACGCGAACCCGTGTCGGCGTGGCCAATCGTCTTTGGTGCACTCAGCTACCGCAGACGAACCATTCCAAGCTGATTGTGTGGGCTGACGTCGGCAATAACACCGTCTGCGAATTGCGCCTGCTGACGACCGGTGCACTGCAATTCCGGCACGGGCCGAGCCTCGCCAGCAGCATCACAACGACCGGCCCGGTCATTCTGGCAAACGCATGGCAGCATATCGAAGCACTGGTGGATTTCAACACCGTGACCGGTGCGGTCGAAGTGCGCGTGGAAGGTGTCACCGTGTTGACAGGCAGCGCGCTCAACACCGGATCCGGCGCGGCGCAGATCAGCGATTTCATCCGACCTTCGGGCCTGGAAACGCTGCGCGCCTATCGCAAGGATCTCATCATCTACAACGGGCTGGGCAGCACCAACAATTCGTTTTTGGGATCCTGCATTGTCGCGAGCCTCGATCCGACTTCCGACGTGGCCTTGAACTGGACACCTTCGACCGGCGCGAACGGCTTCAGCATTCTCGATAATCGGCCGCCGAATGACGCACAGTATATCCAGGCCGGGGATCCGCCGCCCGCTGCATATGAAGCCACCTTGAGCAATCTGCCGCCTGACGTGACCAGCGTTCGGGCGCTGCAAACGATGGTGCGTGCCGCCAAGGTGGACGGCGGCGATGGCAATCTGCAAAACAGCCTTGTCAGCGGCGCAAGCGTGAGCAACGGCGCGGATCGAGCGATCACGTCCGCATTCACCTATTGGCTGGACGTTTTCGAAGTCGATCCGGCGACCAGTGCACCTTGGACCCCGGCCGCTGTTGATGCGGTGCAACTGCGGATCGACAGGACGGTGTAATCATGGCGCTGACGCCGAATATTCGATCATCGCAGGCGGTGACGCTTGCCGCAGCGCTGGGCACCGATGTACGGGCGTCTTAC